GGTGCCCCTCCAATAGCTGCAGTGACATTAGTACAAGATAATGAATTAACCACACTTGTATTAACTGAATCTGAAGGACCGTTAACAAAGAATGAAACAGTACCTATTTGAGTTATCACATTAACACCTAAATTACTAGATGTTCCTCCACCTATTCTATATTGAACAAATAATGTCGTATTCGCCTTAAGTGTACTACCTAAAGCAAAGTTATTAGAGTACTTGTATAAATCTAACTGATATCCATTTCTTGCGAATTCTCTCAATTGTTCATCAGCCGATTGACTTCCACCTCCGAATGTCATTTTAAAGAATCCTTCAGGTGTGTATTCTGTTATAAATTTGGTTGAGGTTGTAATATATTTTCCAACCTTTATACCAGGGTTATCAGCAACTTTAGTTGGATCCTCAACAAAAACTCTATCTTCCGCCAAAGCTTTTACTTCATACCATCTATTATCTAATCCCAAAAATTCTTGTACTGAGGGTATGTTAGCATATTGTGTACCATCTTTTAATAACACACTTGTCACCCCTAAAACATTTCTTTCAGGTAAAAATAATTCAAAGAATGGTTTAATATCGTTTGGTGTTATTACTCTTTTGAACACTTTAGTGATACCATTAACAACCGTTTCTTGTTTAACAATAGTGTAGTTTAACAATCTATTTCCTGAATCAAAATTAGGTATTTTTAACCTATTTGGGAATCCTTCAGCATTTACTGCCGAAGCAAAATCAATATCATAAACGGTTTCAAATACTTGTCCCGCACCATTAATCTGAGCCCCTCTTCTTAATATACCACAATATCTTAAATCTTCTCTATCACCAAATGCTGGTACTGTTATCGAGAAATTAACTAACGCAACTGATGGTCTTTGTCCGGGGATTTTTAAACCATAAGTTTTAGCTATGTTAAAAATAGATGAACGTTGTTGTGCAAATTGTAATACAGTTTCTTGTATACTTCTATCTATATTAAATTGTAAGTTATCTGATACCGCAGCGTTTAAATCCAATAATGCGGAGAAAACCGAAGCATCATTGAAATTATCAATTAAATCAGGATAATATGTTCGAGTAAAGTTTATTAATTCAGTTCTTATTGACTGAAAATCCCTGGTTGTATATGATATTTTTTTATTCGCCATAATATTAAATATTGATAATTATAAAATCACTTGAGTTAAATGCTGTATCGGTAACCAAGTAATCTATTTTGATTTTCGCGGTATGTTCAGCTTGACTAATTCCTGGTACTGTAAAAACTCTTTCATTATTGTCGTTGATATATGTACCCTTATCTTCTTCACCTTCAGATGCCGGATTTATTGTTATATTTGTAACTGTAATGCCCGGTAAATATTCAGTAACTGAATCCCTTATTTCGGCTTCCAAATCAGAGAAAGTCGGTCCATCCATTGGTTCAAAAATGTATTCATATAATCTAGTACCAAAATCAGGTAAATAATATCTTGTACCTTTCCTTGTTAAGAGAAGGTGAATTAAGTTAGTTCTTACTTCCTCATCTGTTGTTTGAGATAAACTTAAATAGTTTCCAAGATATGAATCTCGGAATGGAAAGTTTATACCATATGTAAATCCATCTGCCATATTGATAAATATAATGTTTGAATTATTTCTATAAATACCATAAAACAAAAAATCACGACATAATGTCGTGATTCTTATTTTTTACGATGAACAACCGAAACAATCGAATGGTGAATCGTCAGGTTTTGTCTTTATTTGATCAACGTGAGGTAATGTTGGTGTTGTCCTTGGTTTGTCCATCTTAGATATGTCCATAGCCAAATGTTTGGCACCAGTTGATATTGCCTTAGTTCTAATATAATAACATAATGTCTTCAATCCTTTCTGCCAAGCGTGGAAATGTGATGATGTTATTTTTGTTAAGGTGGGATTACCCATATAGATATTCATTGATTGTGATTGGTCAATAAATGGACCTCTATCTGCCGCCATATCAATCAATTCCCTCTGTGATATCTCCCATATTGTTTTGTACTTCTTAATCAAGTGTTCAATTCTTTTAACTTTTTGATTGTACTTTTTATCTTCCGGATCAAGGTGGTTATTGAAGTTAATATTTTGTATCGAACCTTCGTTATATATAATTTCATTTTTCAAATCTTCACCCCATATTCCAAGTTTCTCAAAGTCAGCAATTAGATACTTGTTAACAATCGTAATCTCACCACCAACTACACGTCTATTGAATATTGCGGAATGGGCAGGTTCAGTCATCTCATATGAACCTGTAATCTTGGCGGAACTTGCAACTGGCATCTGAGCTGTAAACAATGAATTACATACACCATATTTGATTACACTATCTTTTAATAGTAACCACGGCCATCTACCTGATAAGTTATCCTCTGTCAATCCCCACATATCAAATTGGAATGTACCTTTTGACATTGGTGACCCTACAAAGAAATCATACGCTTTGTATTCACCACTTTTAACTAATTTATTACTCTCTTTAATCGCAGCATAATAAATTGTTTCAAAGATATCTTTATTAAGTTGTTTTGCCTCAGGTGATGTAAATTCATAATCCATTAGATAGAATACATCCGCTAATCCTTGTGTTCCAATCGCAATTGATCTTTGTTCTCTTCCACCCTTTTCACCTTTTGATGTTGAGTAGTTATTAATATCAATAACCTTGTTCAACGCTCTAACAACCTTTCTTGTTTCTCTATATAACAATTCAAAATCAAATGTACCATCTTTAACAAAGTTCTTTAATACCATTGAAGATAATGTACAGATTGCCGTTGTTTTCTCATCCGTATATTGATAGATTTCATTACAAAGGTTCGATTGTCTAATCACCCCAATGTTTTGATGGTTTGTCTTTTTGTTTGCATTATCTTTAGAACATAGATAAGGAACACCAGTCTCAATTTGAGCCTCAATTACCTTAGTCCACACATCTTGTGCTCTAACTTTTTTACCAATACCTAATTCAACCGCTTTGTTATAGACATGTTCATATTCATCCCCATACACTTCTTGCAACGCAGGTAATCCTGATTTCTTGATGTCGTTGGGACAAAATAAATACCAATCACTATCTTCCTTCACCGCTCTCATAAAGTTGTCAGGAATCCATAATGCAGTGAATAAATCCCTAGCTCTTAGTTCTTCAGCACCAGTATTCTTTTTGATGTCCAACAAGTCAAATATGTCTTTATGCCAAGGTTCTAAGTATATTGCAGCAGAACCTGGTCTTCTTCCTTGTTGATTAAAAAATCTTAACGATTCATTAACAATTTTAAGATATTTTAACAATCCACCAGCATATCCACCAGATGTACTCAATCTACTTTCTTTACTACGAATATTTGACATACAAAGTCCGATACCCGCGGCATCCGCTGAGTATGTTGATATGTCAGTCATTGTATTCAATAAACCTTCTCTACTATCATCATCATTGTAGTGTAATACACATGACGCTAATTGTGGAATCTTTGTTCCCGAATTAATCATGATTGGGGTTGCCGGAGATATAAGTTGATTTGATAAAGATTTGTAGTATTCAATAGCATCATCAAATGATTTTGTTACCCATAAAGCAACCCTCATATACATATGTTGGGGTCTTTCAACTGTAACACCTTCAGGAGTTTTCAACAAATACATTTCATACAATGAACGCCAAGCAAAGTAATCAAAGTTATAATCATTATCGTGATTAATAACCTCATCAATGTTTGATTCACCATATTGGTTAATTGTATTTATTAACTCTTCATTAACAATTCCAACACTAGCCAATGATTTCATTGTTTGACTAAAACTTTCATTGGTTTCTTTGTGATATGAGGATATTGCAACAGAGGAAGCCAACCTTGAATAATCGTGATGACTTCCAGTATATGACGCAGCAATCTCATAAATCAACTTATCCAATTGTTTTGTTGAGATTATACCCTCAGTTGGAACTGATGTGATTACCTTAATGAATATCTGATCTGAATTAACATTTAGGGTTTTACTTGCTCGTTTAATTCTTGTTTGTATTTTGGTGGGGTTAAAGGCGACAACCTCCCCATCTCTTTTTTGAATTCTTAATGACATAATTAATTTTTAAAAATCGTCTGTGAATGAAATAGTTTCGTTAAGTTTTGCTTTTTGATACTCCATAGTTCTTGATTCGAAGAAGTTACCTTTGGTTTCAATTGCAATTTGTTCCATAAACTTGAATGGTTGTTCAACATTAAATTGTTTACTACATCCAAATTTAACCAACAAACCATCAACAACAAATTCCAAGTATTGTTTCATTAAATTGGAATTCATTCCGATTAATGACACTGGTAGTGATTCTGTGATAAACTCTTTTTCAATTTCCAAAGCTGACAATAATATTTCCTTTATTCTTTTTTCACTTGGTTTGTTCTCAACGTGGTTGTTCAACAAGTGAATTGCAAAATCACAATGTAGGTTTTCATCTTTGAAAATCAATGAATTAGCATTACAAAGACCTTGCATAACCCCCCTTGATTTCAACCAAAATATTGAACAGAATGAACCTGAAAAGAATATACCTTCTACTGCAGCAAATGCTACCAATCGTTCCTGGAATGAGGCTTTCTCTATCCAATCTAACGCCCATTTAGCTTTTTTCTGAACCGCAGGTAATCTATCTATCGCATTGAAACATTCGTCCTTTTCCTTTGGATTAGATATATAAGTATCAATTAATAAAGAATACATTAAAGAATGGATATTTTCCATCATTAGTTGAAATCCGTAGAAAAATTTAGCTTCGGGGTATTGTACTTCTCGGTAGAAGTTCTCCGCCAAGTTCTCATTCACAATACCATCAGATGCTGCGAAGAACGACAATATGTTTTTAATGAAGTATTGTTCGTTCTCAGACAAGTTATGCCACTCTCTGATGTCACCAGTCAAGTCAACCTCTTCTGCTGTCCAGAAAGCAGCCTGATGTTGTTTATAGTATTCCCATATGTCATTGTATTGAATGGGGAAAATAACGAAACGATTGGGGTTTTCTGTTAATATTTTTTCGGTCATAATTAATTTGTATTTTCTCTTTGTTTTCTTTTTTCTAATAAATCTTTAATTCTCTGTCTATTGTTTTCTTCTTTTTGTTCTTCATGTCCCAAGAATGTAACGGATGATTCAGTATCAATATCCAACATACCATTATCAAACTTACAATTTTCAAAGACAATTCCATCATCTCCAATCCTTGATTTAGTAATAGCAATTGTGGCCAATTTCATTTCTTTTTGTTGTAATGATTTTGCAACCGTTATGATAACGTGACCAACTTGA